CGACGAGGGGCAGGAGGTCGGTGGGTGAACTGATGATCATGACACGGGTTCAGCCGGGGGTGGTTCTGGGCTGGTGAAGTTTGTTCCATCCCATAGGTCACCTATGCCCGCGTACTTTCCTCGGAACGACCCGCTATAGGAGGTCTGGACCCATTCGGTGTCGGCACCTAATAGGCCTTGCAGGAACTTCTTTCCTCTGGTTTCCGAATCGTTGCCTGCAGCTGTAGCGATCACTTCATTAGCGAGTGCGAGGACCTCCCTAACGGTTCCTTCTTCGATACGTGCGAAATGTGCCATGATTCTCCTCAGCCGACCAGAATAATGACTACGCCGGAGCCACCATTAGCGCCGACGTTGTTACCGCCTCCGCCCCCGCCCCCGCTGTTCACGGTGCCGGCAGTCGGACTAGTCGTAGTCGAGCCGTTCCCACCACCACCTGACCCACCAGTCCCGGCCGTGTTAAAGCCGTATCCGCCTCCGCCGCCGCCCCGAGTAGTCGCAGATCCTGTAATGGAGCTGGAAGTGCCTGCTCCACCGTTACCGCCAGTCGTTCCCGCCGTGGCGTTGCCTCCGACAGCGCCAGCGCCACCTCCGCCACCAGCTGCGGTAGTCGTGCCACCCGTGCCACCGTTGTTCCCGAGACCGGAGACGCCTGCGCCGCCAGCGTAGGAACCGCCGGTGCCGCCGCCGCCACCCGAACCGCCGGGGAAACCTGCGGTGTTGTCGGCCCCAATGCCCCCGCCAGTTGCGTAGTAAGCGCCAAAACGCGATGTATTTCCAATGCCGTAATAGGATGAACCCGATCCGCCAGCGCCCACGATAACGGTAAGGGTGCCCGCTTGGGCATAAAGCGGGCCCTGTCCGGTCGCTTCGCCGTTAAGGTAGCCACCTGCGCCGCCGCCGCCTTTAAACCCGCCCTGTGATCCTCCACCGATCACGATGGCTTCTACGGTCCCGGCAGATCCGAACGTGATTGAGCCCGTACCATTAAACACGTAGCAGGTTTTCCCGCTTACCGTGGTTACTGTTGGTGATCCCGTCGTGCCGGTGACGTTAGAGGCTTTTGGGATACCGCCCCCTGCGGTGAGCACCCAGGTATCCGCGGCGGTTTTCATGATCGAGCTGCGCCCGTACTGGGCGATAGTCAGCGTCGAGCCGGACAGCGTGACCCCTCCCGCTGCGCTTATCGTGACCGTACCGGCCCCGAGATTGACGAACGAGATGACGGTCCCGACCGCGTAGTTGACTGATCCCGAGGCCGGAACCGTGACCGTGACCGCTGAGGCATTTGACAGGGTCACGTTCTTACCGGCATCCGTCAGGACCAGCGTGTAGGTGGTGCCGGTCTGGGCATTGATGCCGTTTCCTTTATAGGACACGTCATCGACGCGCTGCGCGACGCTGAGGCTGACGCCCGGCCACGCCGATACAAGGTCGGTATTGGCAACGTACGGGCTGCCGTAGGTAGTGGTTGCCATTTTTCTCCTAGAGCAGATCGGACGGTAGGACGACGTTGTACCACTGAACTGTCGCGTTAGTTGTTCCCCAGGTAAGGGTGGCACTAACTTGGCCCCATTGTACGACCGCGTAGCTGTATCGGGGGTCTGACAGGCTGAGCGTCAGAATGTGTTGACCGGGCGTATAAACCTCGGTCCAGCCTTCCACGACGCCCAAATAGTCCTCAATTGGGTGCGGTGGCGGAACGTCATTGACGATCACACGGGAGCCGGACAGCAGGCCCAAGACTTGCCCAAGTTTCGGATTGGTCAGGTTGTGCACCAGAATCTGGACGTTTTGCAGCGCGTAATGCGGCTGGGCCTGATTCCGAATGATCTCGTCGGCCCGATCATCGGCATCATACGAATGTTCGAGCTGAGTGGCCACCGTCGTAGCTCGACGGCCATAAAGAGCGATGGAATCGGTGTCCGTCGAGGTCGTCGAGCCGTTGGCCTTATAAGTTACCGTGACGTCATTCAGGACGGTCTGAAGGTTGTTCTTCCAGACTGGTTCCCAAATGATCGAGGGATTATCCAGTGTCACGGTGATCGGAAAGCCGTCGGTCGACTGGTATACGTCGGCCCATGAGTAGGGGACTGCCTGCCATTGGTCGGGTACGTCTAGCCATTTTGACGGGTTGTAGCCGTAGCCTCGGCTGCTGTAGGACTCCCAAAATACGGTGCCGTCGGGGAAGTCTCCTACAGTGCCTCCGACTTGGGTGCCGAGATCGGTAAGCAGCGTCAGAGCGTTATATCCGCCATCCTGAGGGTCGAGCAACTGCTGTTCCAAATAGGGGGCGACGTTCGAGTAATTCACTAGGGCGGTGTCCGTCAGGATCGCTTCGACGCGGTTTTTGAGGGTTTGATTCGCGTATCCGCTAGTGCCTACCTGAATATAACCAAGTTTGGCCATGTGCCCGGTGCCGGTCAGTTCGAGCGTCGGAACGTAATTGCCCTGGTATGAGTAGTCGTGGGTCAGGGTGATATCGGTAACCGTGCCGGTGAACCGGGCCTCCGAGTAGGCCTCAATCTGCAGCACGTCCCCGATCTCAGCCGGGATTTCTGAGAATCCGCGCAGCAAGACGCGGGCGTCAGAGGCTTGCGGGGCTGACTGAATATCGTTCCGGCCGTGGGACACGGCGACGTTGTAGACCACGCCGTCGAGGTCGAGGGCGGTGCCGTTTATGGCTATGTCGGTGATCATCCGAATATGGGGCTAGTGGCTGGTGCTGTCTGGTAGCCGGTGCGGGCGTTGGAGTTCACGATAAGACGGTTTAGCGCTTGGGCGACTTGCTGCTCCGTCACGACCACCTGCTGCGCGGCGATTTGGGAAGCCCGTTCGGCTGCGGCGGCGCTTTTCGCTGCTTCTGCTGCGCTGACGGCTTCCGCTACGGCTGCGGCGATTTCGGCCTTGATATTCGCCCCGATCGGCTTGCCGATATTTTTGCCAATCTGGCGGAGACGTTTTTCTTCCTTAGCCAACTGCTCGACAGTGCCGTTCACATAGCCGATAGCGGATTCCTGCCCTGCCAAAAGGAAGTCCGGCACAAGTCCTAGTGCGAGATCCGACACGGTTTTCTGTACGTCGACCCACGAGGCGTTGATTTGTGGCACAAGGCCTTCATCTAGCAGCTGCTGCCCTAGGGCTGATCCGGCCACGGGGCCCAGCGAGGCGATCTGCTCGATGAGAGATTTATCAGCGCCTTGGGCTTTGATCGCCGTAAGAACGTTGCCAAAGTATTTAGCCTGATTGACCTGAGCGTTAAAGGCTTCGAGCAGCGACTGGCCGGTTTCCTTACCCGTTTCGGCGGCCTGCCCAAGGTTGACATCTTTCAGGATGTTCCCGGCAAGGTTGTCCCTGTAGTCGAGCACGGCCTTTGTGGCGGCTTCGAGTTCGCTGGTCTGGGATTTTAGGTCGGTGATGGTGCCGCGAATAACGTCCGATTGGTCTTTCAGGGCATCCTTGAGGACGCCGCTAGCACCGGCCGTTTTGATTGACTGATCCTCGACCCATTTCTGGTATTCGGCTAGGGCGCGTGAATCGAGTGCTGCGTTCATGGCCTCGTGATCGAGGGCCGCAAGCGACTTGCCTAATTTGTCTACGGATTGGATAGGGCCGCCGCCGATATCGACCAGGGGGCCGCCGGCCGTGGCGCGAAAGTCTTTTAGGGCTTGATCGAGGCCTTGTACGGCTGCGGTATCGACTCCGATAAGTTTGCCGAACACATAGAGAACGCCGCCGGGGTCGGTAAGTCCTTTGAGAGCGTCTGAGAAAAACGCTAGGCCACCTGTAGCGGTTTTGCCTACTACTAGGCCAAGGCCTTCTGCTTGTGGCTGTAGGTTCCTGAGTTCCTTGGCAAGGGCGCCGGTTTCTTTAGTGGCTGAGGCGAGACCTCCGACCAGTCCTTTACCAAAGGATTCTTTGAGTTCGTCGGCCGCGACTTTCAGAATGTCAATCTGCCCGCCGAGGGTTTTTGTGGCTGCTGCGGCCTGCCCCTGGAATAGTCCACTGACCTGACTCATGATCGAGTCGAGGCTGCCAGCGGCGAGCGTTGCCTTATCGATGCCCAGACCTAGGCGGCCTAGGGCTGTTGTGTTGCCGTCGTAGGCTTTCGAGAGGGCATCTGCGACCGTCTGAAGGTCTTTGCCGGTGCCTTTTGATACGTCTAGGGCAATACTGAGGACTTTTTGGGCTTCGGCTACGTCCTGCGTGCTGCGAATGATCCGGTCGAACGCGGGCCGCAGCTGCGAATCGGCCACGCCAGTAGCGAATTGCAGATCGTCAACAAACTTATTGACTGATTCCGACGCTTGCGCAAATCCGAGATTTGTCAGGGTCGTGTTTAGTCGAGTGAGTTCTTGTTCTTCTTGGATCGCTGCGCTAGCAGCATCACCTAGAAAATCGATGAACTTGCGGGCTCCCTCGATGCCGAGGTAGGCGCCGACTAGCCCGGTGACGGATCGTTCCAGTCCGGCTATTGCGGATTTGCCCTGGTCGAGTCCACGGGTGAGGCGGGATACGTCAGCCGCCAGATAAACGGTTAGTGTTTTTGCCATTAAAGTCGGTCCCATTTCTCAACGATCCGGTCGACCGCTGCGGCCCATTCACGGATAGCGGCCTGCTTATAACCGCCGGTGCGCTTCAGCCAGTTCGTTTGCACGAACGGTGCAAATGAATTACCACGTTCTCCGCTAGATGACGGCCACCGCACCATTGTGGCAGTGCCGCCACCAGATAACGTTTGTTTCATATTTCCAATAGAAACTGCGGGCACCCGATCACGCCGTACCTTGACTGATTCTGCCAAAACTTCACTCCATGGGCCCGCGTATCCTGCGGCTTCTTTCCATGCCGGGGCCATGTACCGGCCAGCAATATCCAATGAAGCTGCACGTAGTTCTTTGCTGGCTTCTTTTGGAAGGGCCTTAAATGCCCTCAGAACGTCGTTTAGGCCATCGACGTAAAGGTCAGTCACCCGCATTGGACAACTCCTCCACGATCGTTAAAAACACTTCTGGCGGGTATAGCAGCACTTCTGTATACGGTCTGCCGATTCGGAGAGCCACTTGGACGATCAGTCGGTTGTAGCTTCCGGCAGGGTAGGGTCCACGGTTTCGAGCACCTCGACGTAGACTTTCTTAGCCCGGGCCCAGTTTTTTACCTGGTCGAACGTTTTCGGCTGCTCCCCCGTGATAGCCGTGAACGCTGCCCAAAGTCGTAGGCCCATGTCTGAGGCTTCCGTCTTGGTTTTGTGCACGAGGTCGCCGTATTCCCAAATGTCTACCTGTTGCAGCTGGTAGACCGTTTCGGTTCCCTCGATGTAAATCTTCAGTTCTGGCACGTTTGGGTGCATGGCGTTTCCCCGTTCTGTTTAGGCGAAGGTCAGATCGCCCTGGAAGTTGACCGTCGCGGTGGCGACACCGGCCGCGTCGAACGTCACGTCGGCGGAATCCGGCCACATGGCGGCACCAGTCCAGACGCCCGTCGCGCCGTGAACGCTGACAGCCAGCGCCGTTCCAGCCGTGATAGCGGTCTGGAGAGCGTCGTACAGGCCTGCGTTATCGTCGTACAGGTACTCGATGGTGAGCGTCGAGTTCAGGTCGGTCTGGTCGAACGCGACGCCTGACAGGGTCTTGGTGCGGGTGACCGTGGGCGTGGTGGTGATGGTCCCCGAGGTGACCTGAGCGGAATAGGCGACTGCGCCCACCGACACGGTGAACTGAGCGCCCGTAATCTGCACGGTGGGCATTTGCTACTCCTTCATGTTTGCTGAGAGATTGATTTCAGTTGTGATAACGGTACCTTGCGCGCCCGTGTCAGTCAGTTGTGGCTGGCCGACGAGGGTGCACAAGTAGTTAGCCGGAAGGGCGTCGAGGATCGCGTCGACGTAGTTTTCGCAGTCGAGTTGCGCGGCGTCGTTTTTCCTCGGACTGATGACGAGCAGCAGCCGCCAACGCACCTCATAGTTCAGGTTGGAGCCGATGCGGGTGGGCCGAATCCACGGCGAATCTGGGATGACGACTACGCATGGCGGAGACGGTACTGGCGGGGCGTAGTTGTAGACACGGATACCGAGCCCGCTGAGTGACGTGACAATAGCCTCGCGGGCCTCGGTTGAGAGGGCTGTCATCCGATCAGCCCGCCGACGTTCGCGTAGGGCATGATCAAAGCGTGGACTCGACGGGTCACCCAAACGGAAAGCCGGTAGGGTCCGGCACTGAAGTCAGTGCTGACAGCTTGTCCACCAGCTGCGGTGCGTGCCTGAAAGATCTCCACGCCTACTGATAGAGCAGCTTCCTTACAGGCTGGTGGTTCTTCTTCATAGGCCCCGGTGGTCAGGAGGGAACCGACAATGTCGTCTGAGGCTGCGGCGACTTGGTCAAGGGTCGCTGCGGTTACCTCGTCCTCGTAGTCGAGGTCTAGCGCAATTGCTAGTTCCTCGCCTGTTACGAGCGCCATTGTCGGTCCCCTCCCTTTACTGGATTAGTCTTCGAGCGACTGGATGCCTGCGCCGGAGATGATCTGCGAGGCTCCGTAGCCATAGATAGCCACGTCACGACCCAACTGGGCGACGTTCTCAACCTGCGCGAATCGCGGGCCGTCCTCGATCCAGCGTGCAGCCTCACGGTTCGATACGAGGATCGCGTTGCCGCCGATGTTGCGGTCAAGGATGACCGGCAGGCCGGACACGTTGACGCCGAGGGTGCTGGCGACTGCCGTACCCGAGACGTTAAACGTGCCGTAGTTGCTCGGGAAGAACGTGGACCAGCCGCCGATCTTCTTGAACACGTTCGGGGAGACCAGGACGAACTCTGCGGGCATGCCGGTCGCGGTCTGGACGTTCACCGATGCGCCGAACACGGCCTCACGGAAGTCCGAGCCGTCCGTGTCTGTCGTGATGTCGTAGGCGTACGGGGTACGAGCGCCGTAGACGGCTGCGACGAACGCAATATCGGTCACCTGAACGTACGAGTTCAGCATGATCCGGCTGTGAGCGTCGACGTAGGACGGGTTAGAGCGCTGCAGCAACTGGTAGGACACGTCCGAGCCAGCGGCGTACGTCTTGAGGGTCGCGGTGCCCTTCAGGATGCTGATCTCAACCGAGTTGATTTCGTCTTTTTCGTCGACTTGCTCGGCCACGATCTCGGTAAGGTCGCCGGTCCAGTAGGGCCAGTTGATCGTCGTTCCGCTGGTTCCGGCTGACTCGACGCCAAAAGCGTTGATCGTGGGGCGGCCCAGATCGAAGATGCCGCGAACGATGAATGACCAGTTCGGGGGCAGGACGCCGGGGTTATTGTCGGTCACCTGGTCGAACAGTGCGCGGTTCTCGACCTCGCCGGACATGACTGCCATGCGGTAGTCACCGAAGGAACGGAACTGGGCGAGTTCGTGCTTGGCCTCGGAAACGAAAGCCTTAGCGGCAAGTTCGTGAACCTCGCGGCGCACATCTGCGATGGCCTCGCGGGCCTCGATGTCTGCGGTTACCGCCGTGGCGGCGTCAACCTCGACGGTCTCAACTGACATTTCACTTTCCTCTCGAATCACGCTTACACCGGCTGTCGGGTAGGCGGGCATGTGGGTAACGCTGACCTCGGCCAAGGTGGCGGCCATGTGGGTTACAGCGTCTTTGGCCTTAGACCAGACTGATTTGGTCGGGGTGAATCCGACGGAAAGGCCTTTGGCTGACTTTGTGCGCATCAGGGTAGCGGCGTCGCGGCCCAGAACGGTGTTCACGATGGTGCCATCGATGTAGAGCCCGTCAGCCTCATTCGTGGCATCCGTAATGACACCGATCGGTTCCCCGTGACGGTAGGCGATGGGCTTGCCGATAACCGATGCCGTATCAAAAGCATTTGGGGCGAATGATTCACGGACCCCACCGATCTGGGTTTCCGTAGAGTAGGGGACGGCGCGCCCGTAGAAAGTGGCTGCGATGTCGCCGGAGTCCTCACGGGTTTGAATCACAAACTCGGCTTCGAGATCCAATGTCTGCATTTAACTGACTCCTGGGTTCTGGTCGATGTTCATCAAGTCTGGAAGGTCAAGCAGCTCGCGGGCCTCATCTACCGAGATGACGCCGAGCGGGAGCATGTCATTGATGAGGTTCACGGCCTGATCTGTGTTGGAGCGCAAGAATACGGACGTATCGAACGTCACGGTATGGCCCCGGGGCGTAATGTCATTCATAGACATTCGCTGGCTGACAAGGTTCATAACGGGCGTGAGGCTGAGGTCGAGCAGGCCACGGTAAAGGTCGACCCGGTTTGTGTACGTGAGGGATGCGCCGGGGATACCAGCGCCCACGAATAGCGGATCGATATTGGCAAGGCGTGCCATAGCCCGGGCTGATGCCTCGCGGGCCTCTACCAGCTGCAAATCGTTGGGATTCATCCCAATCGTCTTGGTGTCGATCGTGGAGTTAAGGTACGCGGTGGCTCGGTTCGTTCGGGCTTCC